AATGCAAAGCGCAGACGATACGAAGAAAATCATGGAGATCGGCAAGCTGCTCGCTGCCGTCATCGCCGCATCCATGCTCGTCGGCGTTGCAACAGCCGGGTACGGTGATCTACCGGAGCGCGTTGTATCATTGGAGAAGTCAGATACCGAGCAGATCAAACGAATCGAAACCGTAGAGCGTGGACAGTCCGATCTGAAAAGAGAACTGAAACTAATATCCTGCCTCCAACTCGCGCAAGCGCAAGGCACGGCATACCAAGAATGTCTGAACCCATGAAGAAAGCCGCCGCCATCATTGCCCTTGCACTTCTCGCCACCGCCGCACATGGACAAGTGGGCAAAGAGCGCGACCTATCCGGCAACCAGATAAACGCCGAGTTCTATCTTGAAATCGCCAAAGGTGACGTAAAGAGCCACACGGTCGTTAACAAGTTCGGCGAGGCACTCTCTGTCGGCACTACATGGACGGTCGTATCTGAAACAAAGACCTACCCAACGCCGACCACCGCTGCCGCCCTTGAACTAGTCTCCTCATCGGATGTCGATTCCACGGGCAACGCCGGAGCGCAGTACGTCATCGTTCAGGGCATTGGACCCGACTGGAAGGAGCAGACCGAGCGCGTGGCCTTGAATGGGACACAGGCCGAAGACCTCACGAATACATGGCTCCGGGTTTACCGGATGTGGGTTGATGAATCGAACACCTACGCCTCGACATCTGCCACGACCCACGAGGGAACGATCACGCTCCGCGCTGACGGCGGCGGCACATCATGGGCGCAGATTACCAAAGACGGCATCTTGGGACTCGGACAAACGCTCATCGGGGCCTACACCGTACCGCTCGGAAAAACGGCGTACCTGACGCAATACACGGCAGACATTGAGCCAACGAAGAACGCAAACATCGCCTTCTTCAAGCGGTGCGATGCCGACGATATTTCCGCGCCTTACGAGGGCACGATGCGGCTGCAAGCCCTGCACCGGGGAATCCAGAATACCATCGACATCAGCAACCACGTAGCACGGGGTCCGTTCGTCGGTCCCTGCGACATCGGTTTCTTTGCAAAGGTGTCAAACAGCACGGCCAATATCTCCCTGCAATTCAACTTTGTCTTGGTGGATAACGGTGAATAAAGTGGACGAAAACATCCGAAGCGTCGAATACTTGGCGCGAATCATCGCCGCCTATTACGCCGAACTGCTCCGGCTCGGAATCCCGCAGGAGGAGGCCACGATCATAGCTGCCGCCTTGCAAGACATCATCTTTGAGAATATGCAATGACCTATACCTACGAACGCAAAGACGGGACGCGCTTCGAGCATTTCGCGTCCATCAAAAGCGCACCACTCACCAAGTGCCCAACGACCGGGCAAGAGTGCCGCATCGTCATCACAGGCGGGACAGCGACCGTATTCAAGGGCGGCGGTTGGCCCGATAAGGAAAAGTGAACCGCGATTGCAGCGGATTGTATAACAGCGAAACGGAAAGCCGATGGATCAGGAAGAACTCGACGATGTGTACCGCAGGTGGAACGTCCTCGCCAACATGAGCGCGGGAGACCTTCGGGCATGGTCCGAGACCGAGTGCAGCCGCCTCGCGTCTGTCGATCCTGCGGCCGTCATTGCTCGCAACCTTGACCTGCTCGAAACCCGGAAAGATGACTGGGGCGAGAAGCAGGTCGAGAACGCAAAGCGAGCGATCAGTTTTATCGAACGCATGAGAAACGGCGAGCAGGGAGAACCCGCAAAGGAGGGATGCCCGAGCAAGCGCGACATCTCGCTCCTCAACTGGGGGCACGATCCGCGCAAGCCGCTCAACAAATCAGCAGACAACATGACTGACAAGGAAATGCTCGTCGCATACGGGGGCGAGGTTAAAGCATTGGGTGACGGTCGAATCGGCGGCTATTTGGTAAGGTTTAGCGGACCGACTGACCCCGACCTATACGGTGACTATTTCACAAAGTCCACCGACTTCGGCATCCAAGCAACGCTTCCCGTCTACTATCAGCACGGCTACGATGACACGCTGAAGAACCGCCAGATCGGTGTCGGCAGCATCAGCAGCACGGACGCCGGACTCTGGTTCGAGGCGCAGCTTGAGAAGCGCGACGAATACGAAAAGATGGTCAACGAACTGGTTGAGATGGGCAAACTCGGCTACTCGTCCGGCGCAGTCGGTCATCTTGTAAGCCGCAAGGAAGCACCCAACGGGTCGCAGGAAATCACGACATGGCCGCTCGGCGAAGCGTCTCTGGTTCTCAACCCGGCAGAGCCGCGCAACCACGTCATGTCAATTAAGGAATACGTCGAGGCGTTTGTCCCGACGAATGATATTGCATCTGATGTAGCGGAGCCAGAGGCAGAGACGGCAGAGGCGGGGACCGATCACCCTGCGCCATCTGCGGCAGAAGCCAAATCGGAAGCAATCGAAGAAGCACCCGACATGGGTGCAGAAGAAGCAACTCCGCACACAGAACAAGAGGACACCAAAATGTCTGAACAGAACATGGACGTTCTGAAAAGAATCGAAGGAATGATCGCTGCCCAGAACGCACGACTCGACGCGATGGAAGCCGCGAAAGCAGCTCCCGCTATCGTCGAAGTACCGACCGAAGCGAAATCCGCTCCGGCATTTATCAAAACCACGGGCGATTCCGAAGCCAAAGCATACGCTGCATGGGTTCGTGACGGTGACGCCGCCGCCCTGCGTGGAGCCAAAGGTTACGATGTCGATGGCCGCGAAGTTGAGATCAAAGCATCCAACGACACGGACATGAACATTGGCACGGCTGCCGATGGTGGAAACGTGGTCCCGACCGGCCACTTCGAAGGCATCTTCGCCAAGAAGTCCGAAGCCGACCTCACGGACATCCTCGGCCTGACCCGCATCCCCGGTGTCGGCACGACCGTCAACGTACCGTTCGACAACGAAGCCGATGGCGAGTTTGTCAGCACGAACGAAGCAAGTGCCTACGACCGCGATGCTCCGGCCCTCGGCCAGCAGGCCTTCACGCTCGTCAAGTACACGAAGAAGGTGCAGCTGTCCGAAGAAGTCCTTGAAGACGAAACGAGCAACCTGCTCAACTTCATTGAGAGCTTCGTCGCTCGCGGCATGGCCAAGACGAACAACGCCCTGATCGTTGCCGAGGCAGCCGCCTCTGGTACGCAGGCGAAAATCACGACCGCCGCTGGCATCGCCGCAGGTGAGATCGAGGACATCGCCTTCAACGACACGGTGCAGTTCTACCTTGACAGCCCGAACGTTGCATGGCTGACCCGTGGCTCGACCTACGGCAACATCGCTGCTCTCACGGGTAACGAGCGTTTGTACGCCGAGCAGGGCATCCGTTCGACCTTCGGCCAGTACGCCAACCGGCCTTCGCTGCTTGGCTACCCCGTGTTCTTCTCCGCGAAAGTAGCCGCTGACGGTACGGGTGGCAACAAGCCCGTATTCTTCGGTGACTGGTCGCAGATGGGCTACTACATGGCTCCGACCATGAAAGTCCTGCGCGATCCCTACGGAGACGCTGCCACGGGACAGGTCAACCTGTTCTACTCCTACCGCGTAGACTACGAGATCCTCCAGCCGGAGGCCATCGTATACGGACGCGTTTCCAACACCTAAGTTGGGGCGAGCCGGGTAGTGTAAAGGCGCACTCCCTCCCACCGGGCAGAGCGGGTTCGATTCCCGCCCCGGCTCCTACATTCAAACCATCTGCCAATGTCGCTCACCGTTACATCTGCACCGTCTGTCGAGCCAGTAACCACGGCAGAAGCAAAGGAATGGCTCCGCATCGACTCGTCCGACACGAGCCAAGATGCCGTCCTCGCCATCCTCATCAAAGCCGCCCGGGTCCGGGTCGAGGAATACCTGCGCCGCTCGCTCATCACCCGCACCTATTCGTGGGAGATGAACGGGGACGATATGCGGGACCGGATCGAGATTCCGCGCCCTCCGGTGCAGTCCGTGACATCGCTCACGATCTACGACGAGAACAGCGCGGGAGTGGAAATATCCTACACCGAAGCCGCCGAGAACTGGCAACTGGTCGAGGCATCCTACCTAAAGCACCGCAACGATGGCTGGGAAGTTAACCGCATGGACCGCGCAGGTACGTTGGTATACGTTGCCGGATATGGCAACGCATCTACCGATATTCCTGCTGACATCTTGATCGCCGTCTTTAAGTTGCTCGCCCTCTGGTTTGAGCGGCGCGGGGATGATCAGCGCGACAATGTAGAGGAGCGCGAATATCGCATCTTGACTGAAATCGCCCACCATAGAACCTTCGGATTCTAATGATCGGAGAAATGCGGCATCGGGTGGCGGTGCAGGCCAATACGCCATCCAATAGCTTCGGCGTTGTAACGGATTCGTGGTCCACCATCGAAACCGTCTATTCTTCTGTTCGCACTCTTTCAGGACAGGAGGTAATCAACGCAAGCCAAAACGAAGGCATCTACACGCACGAGTTCGTCATGCGATACCGCGACGATCTGGGCAATGCCGATACGCAGATGCTCAACAAGTACCGCCTCTTGTTTCGTGGGGACCAGTACGACATCCGTTCGGTGGACAACGTAGACTTCCGCGACAAGACTATACTTGTAAAGGCCCAACGCCGCAAGTGAGTTTTACGGTCAAAATATCAGACGCCCAGATGCGGTCAGTTCAGGCCGACATCAAGAAAACAGCCGCCGACATCGAAAAAGAAGTCCGGCGCGTTCACGCTGAAACGGCTGTCAATATCCGCAGGAAAGCCATTCGCAACATTGAGGCCTACGGATCAAGGACGGTACGGCGCAAGGGCGAGGACAAAAACGTCCAATGGCTTGTCGATACGGGCACGATGAGAAACAGCATCGCCATCAGTTTTGAGTCTGATTTTTCGGACCTACCGAAGCTCGACGAATCATCACGGGCAGACAAAGGAACGGCGTCGAAGGCGAAATCTGATTCAGCGGCATCCGTGGCAACGGCGGCATCGGGCAAAATTGCCACGGGCGTCGGCACGGCGGTACACTACGCCAAATATCACGAATACGGAACGGTCAGAATCAAGGCGCGGCCCTTCCTTGTCCCGGCGGCAGAAGATGAACGTCCGCACTTTGAGCGCAAAATGAAGAAGGCAACAGAAGGAAAATGAACGACCCTCGCCGAGCAATACAGAACGCCATCTGGACGCGCCTCAACAGCGTGGGCATTACGGCATATGTCAACCCGGCAGATGGGACGGCTCTTCCGTATACGGTATTTGGCGGCGGTACACTCGTCCCCGGTCCGCTTACGACCAAGAATAGCGAGGGCGGCGAAGTGACGCATACGCTCATTTCGTGGGCTGCAAATCCAGTAACGGCGCAGCAGAACGCAGAGACAGCTATTGCGGCACTCACGGATCGATCCAACCACCTGTCGGTGACTGGATACGTTACCGTCCGTTGGGATTTGGATTACGCCGAGGACACGATCATCGACGACAACGATCCGAATGAAACGTATTACGGCGTCCCATATCGGGTCCGGGTGATCGTCAAACAGGCATGAGCCACCGACCATTCCGCATTTGCCTTGTAACGGCCCTCTGGCTTCGTGAGACGCTCGAACGCATCGTGCTTGGGTATTACTCCCAACTGAAATTAGGCGGCGTAGAACTCATCCTCGTGGCCGTGGGCAGCGAAGGCCTTTCGTCCATGAAGCGAGCAACCGATAACGGATGGCATTACGTCGAGGCCGACAACGAACCGCTATCTGACAAGTGGAATCATGGAATCGCCGCCGCCGCAATGCACGAACCGGATGCCGTTGTTGTTATTGGATCGGATGACCTCTTGAACGAGCAATATTTTTATTCCGTCCTCGACGAATACAAGGATGGGCCGGGCGTCATTCAGTTAGCAGACGCCTATTACCACGATGCCGAAACCGCAGAAACGGTATACATTGAACGCGCCTATCCGGGAGCCGGGACATTTATCAGCGCAGATATATTACGCCGTATGGAATGGCGGCTCTGGCGGTCTGGGAAAAACAAGTATTTAGACAGAGAAATGTCAGAATATGTACGCCGGGAAGCATACCCGTTCGAATGGCGTACAATACGCAACTGCGAAAGCAGAGGGATCGTCCTCGTCGATATAAAAACCTCGGTCAATATGTGGACGCTTGACGATAACAAGCGGATAACGGATAACCGTCACGTCCAAGTGGATGGGCTGGGTCTGTTTTCCAAACACTTCCCTACCGTATACGGGAAACTTCACAACTAACCAGTTAGGTATCTAACAATGGCTAAAAACTACTCGGGACGGGACTTCCTTCTGTACGCATTGGGAAGCGCACCGTCTAACGCTGCGGAGGCAACGGAATACACGCTCGTCGGGCTTGTCCGTTCGCTCTCAATCAGCCAGTCACGCAACGCTATCGACACCTCGACGAAGGACGATGGTGATGATTCCTCATTCATCGCAGGTCGCCGCAACGTAACGCTTTCGGCCGGCGGTGTATTTGACCACACGGAAGACGGAGGATTCACCATCCTGAAAACCTCCCTCGCTGCCGCTAACGGAAAGGTCTGGTTCCTCGTTACGTCCACCACTACGGGCGATACGGAGTTTCATGGTTCCGGTATCGTTACGGGCCTTAACTTGGACTTCCCGGACGAAGATGTCTCTACGTTTGCGGCTGATATTCAGGTAACGGGTGCCCTGACCACGGCAACCGGAACGTCTACCTGATCCGTTAACCCATAAATCCATAGACCAATGACCAACGATCATCCTCACAGCATCCCGGTCGAAATCAATGGCAAGGAACGGGTTTTGAAACTCGGACCAAAGGCGTTGAGGATTGCAAGGGAACGCCACGGAGTCAGGGTTCGGCTCTCGGAATTATCCGATCCGGACCTTGACTCCTTGGTCCGATTCGCATGGATGGCTTTGCTTCCAGATTCGCCCACGTATACGCTCGACCAGTTTGAGCAGGACATGGACGAAGATGGCAATATGTTTGACATCATTGCCAAAGCAGGTGAGGCATTGTCACGGCTTGCCGAAGGCAACAAAGGCAAAAAAAAGCCAACAGGGAAGAAGGAGAAACCCGCAGCGTAGGCCAGTCGGCAGACGATCCTTATTTCCCTGACTTCGATGCTCTGGACGGTGCGTGTGCCGCCTACTTCGGAATGTCTCCGAGGGATGTGGACGCGCACTCGTTCAGGGATTTGTGGGTTATGATTGGCGCGGCGCGGGACCGCGAAGAAGCGCACCAAAAGGAAGAATGGCGCAGGACGCTAATCCTGACGCAAGCGGTAATGAATACCCATGCAAAGCAAGCGCGTCCACTCGACCATCTCGCTAAAAAGATATTGGACCATGAGCCAATAAACCGTCCATCTCTGGCAGAGTATAAGGCAATACGCGACCGAGCCGTTAAACTGACCGAGGCAAAAAATGGCAACGACAGCACTTGTGGTTAAGATCGGAGCGGATCTTTCCGACTTCAACAGCAAGATGCAAGCGGCCACCGACAAGATCGGGGACGTTGGAAAGAAAATGCAATCTATCGGCAGCACCTTATCCGTTGCCGTTACTGCGCCGATTGTTGCCCTCGGAGCCGCTTCCGTTCTCGCCTTCGATAAACAGGCGCAAGGCCTCGCGCAGGTAGAAACTGCCGTTCGATCTACCGGAATGGCTGCGGGATTCAGCGTAGATGAACTCGCCAAGAAGGCCGCCGACCTGCAAAAGAATAGCATTTTCGGGGACGAGCAAATAATGAAGGAGATGACGGCCAATCTCCTGACGTTCACGAATATCGCCGGACAGGAATTTGACCGGACTCAACAGGCGGCAATAGACCTCGCAACAAGGATGGGGACCGACCTCAAATCGGCAACCATCCAACTCGGTAAGGCACTCAACGACCCGGTAGCGAACCTCTCCGCTCTGTCCCGGTCGGGTATTCAGTTTTCAGAGGATCAAAAGGAAGTCATCAAGTCGATGGCAGAATCCGGGCGCATGGCTGACGCGCAACGGGTTATCCTTTCGGAATTGGAGCGGCAGTTTGGGGGCGCAGGTGCGGCGGCGGCGGCGGCGGGACTCGGCCCGATGCGTCAACTCTCCAATAGCATCGGAGACCTGACCGAAGACTTCGGGAAGATCATCCTTGATGCCCTTGCACCATTCATTGACTTTGGCAAGCGTGTTGTCGAGCGACTCTTGGCTCTTGATGACAGCACGAAGAAATGGATCGTCATTATCGGCGGCGCGGTTGCCGCAATCGGTCCTCTCATTGCCATCATCGGTACACTTCTCGCCGTTCTGCCTTCCGTTGTTGCAGGGTTTACGCTCATTTCCGGCGCACTTGCCGCCATGTCTGCATCGGGTGGGCCAATTTTCCTAACCGTTGCCGCCATTGCCGGACTCGTCGCGGGAATTGTCGCATTGTACAAGAACTGGGACTCGGTAACGGCCTTCATGCAGGGCGCATGGCTGACCATGAAGCTGCGTATAATGGGCGGTATTACCGAACTGCTGAAAGGGATGTCCAGTTTGTTTGACTGGATTCCCGGTGCGGAATCGCTTTTCTCCGGGGCGATTGCCAAGATGGAGCAAAAGACAGGACAGGCAGCGGTTGCCCTTGCTGACTTCAACCTCAAACGCGCGGAGCAGGAAGTCGCGGCGCGGCAAGTGGCAGAGGCAGAGGAGGAGGCGGCAACGGCGGTCCGACGTCTCGGCGAAGAGCTTGGCGGGGTGTCCCGGGAAGCGCGGTCCGCAGAGCAACTGCTCGCACAATATGGCGGCGTTCAGGCCGCCGTAGGCGCTCAGGCCGACTACTCAGCCGAAGCCATGGACGAGATGCGGGAGTCATTCGTCAAGATGAATCAGACGTGGACGGAAACCAACGGCGTGACGCTCCGCACGGTTGATGGGATGAAGGACATTGAGAGGGCGCAGAGAGACGCCAAAGACGAGACCGTCGACTGGACTGCGGCTATTAGGGCCGAGGGCGGTCTTAGCAATGCGCTGGACGAGGTAAACGGGAAAATTGGCGGCAAGCAAGGTTTGTTACAGATGTTCGGCGAGGGCGGCGTTCAGGGTGTGTTCTCTGGTGTTGTTGACAAAATTACTGGCGGCAAGGGTGTGGCGGGCGCACTCATGGGCCTTGCGACAACCGCAATTCCGGCACTTGGCCCGGCGTTCAAGATTGCTTCCGGCCTGATGAAAACCTTCGGTATCGACACGCAAAAGGTTTTTGACGGTATCGCCAATGGCGTGAAAAATATTGTTTCCGGGATAGGCAAAACCATCTCTGGACTATTTGCCGGATTCCGCAAAGAAAGCGAAAAGGAAGCGGCGATGAGTCGCTTCTTGGCATCCGTATCGACCGCCGGAATTGATGTAACGAACCTTGACGCTGCTGCCAAATCCAAATTAAAGCAACTCATGGCTGCGCCAATGACGCAGGGTGTTTCGCAGGAAGCACTTTTGTCTGCGCTTGGCCTTACCGAGGCAGACATTGCCAGAACGGTTGACGAGGCGGTCACGCAGTTGGTGGCACAAACGGGGACTGCCACAACATCTGCTCTTGACAAGTTTGCAATCATTTTGCAGAACATGGCCTCAACCGATCTGGTGAGCCAGTTGGGACTTGCTGCCGGCACGGACATCATTGCTCCCATTGAGCAGCTTCTCGGCGTCAGCGTAGCAGAGGCACAGGCACGGCTTGCTCAACTCATGGCAAATGTTGGAGTTGTGTCAGTTGATCCAGATGGCGAGACGGGCATTGCGATTGGCGTAAGGCCAGAAGATATTGGCGAAGCCCTTAATTCGGCGGTTGATATGATTGGATCAACGCTTTCGATGCCGATGTCAGGCCTTGCTTCCGTTGGCGAGGTTGGCCTACCCGAAGTTGATCGCGTAGCATCATCGCAGACCATCAACATCAACCTCGACGGGCAGACCATCGCACAAGCAACGATGCCGTACTGGTCGCAGGAACTGGAAATCTACGGAACGAACCGCTGATGGCTATTGCAATCAAAAACCAAGCGGGAACGGATGTCGATTTTGTCAAGGAGTCCTTCCGTTTCGAGGATGCCGTAACGCAACGCGGGACGCTTTCCTTTCAGGAGATCGGAAGCAGTCCCTCCTGCGCATGGGGCGAGGACGTGTTCGTCTACGGTCGCGGTGGTATTCCGCTCGGCCTCTCCGGTGGCGGAAGTCTCGAACTGTCCGGTGGCGGGACGCTCGCGCTGTCATTGGAAACAAAGTATTGGGGCGGCACGGTCGAAAGCATTTCAGAAACGGATATTACCGTTGGCGAGATCACGACGATCCGCTTCACCTATCGCTGCATTGACTTCTCGGAAATTGCAGGGCGGCAAATAATAGCAGACGCGACCGCCGCGCAAACAGCAGGGGCGTGGATTTCTGCTTCCGCTGCGGCTCCCGGTCTTTCCGCATACGGGCTCACGGCAGGAGATATTGACGATGGCGCGTATATCGACTATATGCCGTGGAACTACGTTACCTACGAGCTGGCGTTTGACGAACTGGCAGAGATCAGCGGCTTCTTTTGGAATATCGACAAAGATAAGCGGCTCAACTTCCGCTCCATTGACGCTGCTCCTGCTCCGTTCTCCATCACCGCCACCAATCGTCCCTACAAGTCCATCGAGTTTTCAACGGTCCGTGGCAATTTCCGAAACGTTGTATATCTGCGTGCAGGAACAAGTACTAATGAAACAGACACCGTAGAGGTTCAGCGCGGAGATGGTGACAAAAGAACATTCCTTGTCGGAGCAGAGATAGGGACAACGCCAACCATTGAGGTTGATACCGGAAGCGGGTACTCAACACAGACGGTTGGTGTGAATGGAATCGGAACTGTCAGCGATTGGTACTACAACAGCGGCTCCCCGGTGATAACTCAAGATTCGGGCGGCACAGTTTTGTCATCGACGGATAAAGTCCGTATCACCTACAAGGCGCGATTTCCGATTATTGTGAACGCTATTTCCGACGAAAGCATCGCCGAAAGAGCCGCCGCAGAATCCGGTCCGGGTCAATATGTCTCCGTTGTGGACGCCACGGATGTGGACAACGAAAATGCCGCAGAACTGAAAGCCCAGTCGATCCTTGCCCAGTATTCGCAGCCACGAATTACCTGCCGATATACGACCGATCAAGTCAATCTTGAAGCCGGACAGACGCAGTACATCAACCTACCGGAGCATGGCATCGACGCCAACTTCCTAATCGAAAGGATCGGGGCATCGCTTCGCCATGATGGACAGCTATCTTTTGACGTTACCGCCGCCGCAACCCAGACCGTTGCCGGATGGTCCTACTGGAAGCAAAAGACCCGGCAAGACCGTAAATTCGTTGTGCGGGACAATGAGGTGCTTCGGTTGTTAAACAGCCAAAAGGACAACGCCACGGCAAACGATACCGTCAGCACCACGCTATACACGGGAGCATACACCGTCAACGGAGCAGACACCTACATCAATGGATTCCATGTCGGATAGCATACGACCGAAGGGCCGCGTGACCGTCGAGGTCATCACGGACAATGGTACAACCGTGTTGGAGCAGGACAACGTTGTGGTGAACAACGGCGTGTCCCGTATTGCCGCGATCATCACACAGGATTCCTCAAGCTTCCCGTCCCACATTGCCATCGGCACGGACGCCACGGCAGCGGCTACGACCGACACCGCACTCGGCGCGGAGGTGGACCGCAACGCGATTGTCACGGACTTTGCCTCGGGAGCCGTTGCCACGTTCAAGGCGTTTTTTTCAAAGAATGAAGCGAACGGAAACACGATTGCCGAGGTTGGTATGTTCGACCAAGCATCCGGCGGCACGATGTTCTGCCGTTCCGTCCTCGCGTCTACCATCGCAAAGGATGCCACAAAGAGCATCAACATCACATGGACCCTCACCTTTGCTGACGCATAATGGCTAGCACCGTATTTCCACAAGCAGGCGATCAGATCACCGAGGCGGCGTGGACCTCGGCCAATGCCACATTATCCGTAGCCGATGCCTACCGGGCGAGCGGATATGCACTATCGGCAGGTAGTGGTCTAAACGTAGACATCTCGGCTGGCACTTGTTTTGTTAATGGCTACCAGATCGTATCCGATGCTACCCAGTCCAAGGCGGTCACGGCATCACAGACCAATTACGCCTATCTAAATGAAGATGGCACAATCACGGTGAACATTACCGGGGCACAACCAGCAAATACTTTGTTTCTTGGAACGGCAGTCGCTGATGGATCTGGCGTCACGTCCGTTTCCCATGTTCGGGACATTGAATCTGGCCTATGGGTGTTTAAGAAGAAGCCATCCGACGAATCCGTAGCGTCAAGCACTACGCTTCAACTGGACGATGACCTCGTATGGACGTCTGGCGATGGAGACATGTGGGACGTAACATTTGGGCTTCTGATAACGCCGGGTGGTGGTCAGTTCAAGTGGGATCTTTCTGGTTTCGCAGCGGAACGGTACACATACTTCAGGTCTAACCAAATTGATAATGCCGTTGTTGGCACACCCGAAAACACCACCAGCCAGTACGTCATGATACGCGGAGTCTTTGTTTCGAACACGAGCGGCAGCGTAGGTCTTGAATGGGCGCAGAACACGAGCAACGCATTAGCAGCAGAGGTTCTGACGGGTTCGTGGGTTATCGCTAAAAAGGTGCTTGGATAATGGCAACGACAGTATTCCCGCTTACCGATCAGATCGTTACAACAACGAACTGGGGCAGTCTCAACGATGACATCAACAGGGGCAATAACATAACGGGTCTATCGGGTCTGACCGGATCGACAGATACAAACCTCATCAAGTACAACAGACCAGCGGCAGCAGGGACAACCACAAGCGACCTTACTGAGCGAACATACTGTACCGTGTCTCTGGATGCAGGGGCTGCCTATCATGTAACAGGAACGTTTGTCATCAATAAGACGGCTGATATAACGACGGATGACCAGATGAACTGCGGGTTTAAGATGGGCGCAGGGTTGAGTTTTTCACTCGTTTCTTCAGCGAGCAGTTTTTCAGGTACAGCGAGAACCACCTACGCATTAAGTGGTGATTACAACACCGCCGGACTGGATTCTATATATGCCGTTCGAGGAACGAATGGAGTTAGTTACACGGACCAGCCCTGCTTTTGGGTTGAAATGATTGTGTTTGCAGATCAGGATGGGGATCTTGAGTTTTCCTATGCCAAGAAAACAGACACGTATGCGACAACGTATACTCCACCGGGAGATCGATCGTATTTGATGGCGGTCCGTATTTTTTAATGCGCGTAAATCATAACACGAAATAGCAATACACAATGGCAACTGTATTCGACTTGACAGAAAACACCGCGCCCGATGGAACGGATCGTCTGTATATCACGGACGGGACGAATGACGAAGGCGTGCAGATTGCCAACTTGCTAAAAGGGTCCGGCGCGGAAGTCCCTGCGTCGAAGATCACCGGGACGGTGGCGCATGAGCAGGGCGGCTTGGAGGCAGACTTATCCGCTTACGATGGCCTTATCCGTATTGCGGGTGGCAGCACAAGCAACCTCAAGTCTAACTTTTCCGCTTCTGCCGCGCCAACTACGGGCGATGATTCAGGCGATGGCTACGTGGTCGGATCTCGCTGGATCGACACGACAAACGATGCAGAATATATTTGCGTTGACAACACCGCAGCGGCTGCGGTGTGGGTGCAGGCCGCAGGCGTCAATCTTGCCATCCCCGGCACCCTCTCTGCTGGGGCTACAACGATAAACTCTGGTGCCGTCAATACGGCATTAAAGCTTATCTCTACTGATCCTACTGTAACGTTGTCTCTCCAAGACGACACCACAACGGCAGCGGGATATGTGGCGGTTACGGCTACGGGAAACACCCTTTTCCTCATTGGCGGTGCGGCATCCGGGGCATCGTTCAACGGCACCACTTGGGACTTCCAGAGCAAGGCGTTTACAAACGTAGGCACCCTCTCTGCCGGGGCTACTACGGTATCTGCAGCCGCTGGGGGAACCGCCCTTACTGTGTCATCGGCATCAAGCGGCTCTTTTTCGCGGGCAAGGTTCGTAAATGACGCAAGCGTGGGTTTGGGCGTTACCGTATACGGCTCCGCTTATGCGGCTGGATCTCAATACAACGCTGGTGCTGGCGGAGTGTCTGTTGCCGCCGATCAAAACCTCGCCATTAGCGCAGCGTCCGGGTACTTCCTTCGTATTGGTGTTGGCTCGGCATATGAGCTGGAGATCACCGATGGAGTAGTTGGCATCAACGGCACCCTCACCGCTTCCTCTTACCTCCAAGGCACAACTACCAACGGCTACCTGGACCTTCGCGGGGATAGCGGTGCTACGGGCGGGGCGAGACTGCTTGACACGGGTTCATTCCTCCTTGGCACAACCGCCACTTCCTCCAACGCGCAGTTCTACGCTACCAAGACGTACAGCAATGCAAGTGGGACGGATTATGGATCGTACTTCAACTACACGCAGTCCACGGCAAGCACTGGCGATCTTCGATCAGTTAACGCGCTTGTAACCGCCGCCCACACAAGCGGTACGGTGGCCCTTTTGCACGGCGTTTACGGGCAGGTTACGGTCAGCGGAGCAGGTGGTACATCATCTGATGTCATAGGGTTACGCGCCAACATTCGCAACGACAATGCAAGCGCGTCGATCACCAACGCCTACGGATTGTACATCAACGCCTTCACCGCCACAGGCACCATCACGAACCGCTGGGGCATCTATCAAGCGGGTGCAAGTGAGAACAACTACCTCGCAGGCGACCTCCGCATAGGCACGACGAGCGCGACGAGTCACGCAGGGGAGGTGCTTCGGGTAAGCGCGGCGGGGTCGAACAACGCGCTGGTGAACATATCTGCCACAGACAGTAATTCTGCATTTGCCCAATTCACTAACTCAACGACAGGATCGCTTGCAGCAGCGGGGATGCTCGTTGGTATTTTTAGCGACGAAAGCGCACGAGTAATAAACTATTCATCTACCCCGCTACAATTCTACACCGCAGGCACCGAACGCCTTCGCATAGCATCCAACGCCTATGCAATCGGTGTCGGGACTACGGATATTGAGGCGTGGAACACGTCGTATGCGGCTATCGAATTTCTTGCCTCCTCTATCATGGGCGGAAGAACTGGCGGTGTAGAGCTGTACAACATATCGAACGCCTACTTCGATGGGTCGTGGAAGTATAAAACAAGTACTGCCTCTGTGCTTTCCGCCCTAAACGGCGGCTATGCAACATGGTCTACGGCCCCATCAGGCACCGCAGACAACGCGATCACTTGGACCGAACGTATGCGCCTCACCAACAGCGGTGAGTTGCAGATCGGATCGTACATCGAAGGAACAACGACCAACGGGTACTTGGACCTTCGTGGGGATAGCGGGGCGACGAACTACGTTCGGATTGATGATGCGGGGGATTTGACCGTTCGCAGCGGCGGTCTGTACTTGGGGGCGGCAGATTTGGCGTCTGGGCATATAAACGCCTACGAGTTGATGACATTCAACATCGACA